AAGTTCAAGAAATTCATTACAGAAGAAAAAGATGAATCATATAAAATAGTATGTTTCTATCATACAGGTGATTCGTCTAGAGATGTTTTGAAAGATGACCATCTGGGTATGATGGATACTATGAATAAAGCTGCAAAATCTTCTGGTATTAAAATATACTATGTAGATTATAATGGAGTATTCTTATCAAATAATAATGGTAAGCTTTCTATAAATTATTTTCCTATAGATGATAAATCTGGAGAATATATTCCACCAGATTCAAAGGGTGGAAAAATAAAATATGCAGAACCAATAGAAATAGATAAAGAAAATACTTTATTCTTATATAGAGATTTACCTAGTGATAGGAGACATTGGATAGATGTGCTCAAAACACTTGAGGTTCATGGACATTTTCTTTTAAATCCTTTTGAGTGTTATGAAATATGTGGTAGTAAATATTTAACAGATGTTTATTTAAGACGGGCTGGATTAAGAACTCCTAAGACGGTGCGTATAACTCATTCAGAAGATTCAGAAAGAGCATTTAAAGAATTAAAAAGTGATTTTCCTATTATACTTAAATTATCACAAGGAACCCAAACTGGCGTCGGCGTGGTAAAAATTGATAATATGAGAACACTAAACACAACTGTGCAGATGATGATGATGTTAGATAAAAAACTTCCATTGTTAGTACAGGAGTTTGTAGAATTAGAATATGATATAAGAGTTATGGTTTTGCATGACAAAATTATTGCTGTAATGAAAAGAAATGTTATTAAGGGGGCAGACTTTAGAAGTAATGTTTCTCTTGGTGCAGAACCAGAAAAAATGGAATTGACAGAAATAGAAAAAGAAGTTGCAATCAAAGCGTCAAAGGCAGTTGGTGGTATTCTCACTGGTGTGGATTTAATTCCATCTAAAGATAGAGAAAAAGAACCACCTTATGTATTGGAAGTTAATTCAAACCCAGGCCTCACAGGTATTGAAAAAACCAACCCCGGCATAACTACAACGGTATTTAAATATTTCAAAAATCGTGACAACTGGACACAATAGTATAAATAGTATAAACATGGAGAACTTGGATGTCACTACAGTTACAGAAATACGTAAAGCAGATACGGCCACGAAATGAGTCGTATGTTCCCCCTGTCGATAAAGTTCAAAGTCTTTTTGAAGCTGTTAAAGGTATCAATATAAAAGTATTACAAAAGGAATTGCCTGGTTCTAATGAATTACGATCAACAGTTCTTTTTGATGCTATCAAAAATCAAAATAAATTAGAAACCACTAAAGGATCAGTAACCTTAAATTGGATATCTGATACTGATAGAATTGCTGCTGAAAGTGGTGATTATTCCTCTGCTTTTGAAACTGGCCCGTCACGATATAAACCAGCATTTGTTACTGATGCTGGTGATAAAATTAAACTTAACGATATATTAAAAACTGCTGCTTTTGGTGGTGGTAAGGGTTCAGGCGGCGGTGCTGAACAGACAGGTTTGATGGAATGTGCTCAATGCATATATGCAGCTGCTATATTTGGTGGAGCAAAACTATCAGTAGGAGATGAACTGGATGCATCTTCTTGGGGAACGTATAGTTCTGCATTTGATGTAGATCAATCTTTGGATGCAATCGCAAATGGATTTTCACAAGCATGGATGGACTCTAGTATTCTAATTGGTAATGCACTAAAGAAAAATATAAAGGGAACAAACTATACTTGGCACAGGGGCTCTGCTTTTGTTAAGGAAATAGAGAATAGGTTTAAGGAATTAAATAAAGCAGAAAAACCTAAACCATTTTCTAATATCAATAAATGGACACCAGCTGATATATGGGCAGTAAAAAATGGTACGACTTTTGATTTTAACCAATTTTCAACTTTGGGAGAACTTACTAACGAATTAAAAGAACGGTACGATAGTGGAGATTTAATTGGTATTTCCTTGAAATTAGCGTCTGGGAGTGTCACAATAGAAGAGAAAAATATAACTGGATTTATTCGTAGGCCAGTAAAATATGGAGGTTACGAGAAACCGAAGGATTATTTCAGTTCAAAGGATTTGTACATTGGATTGGGAAAACAAAGGATGCAACTTCGAACTTTTGCTACTGCAAGTTCTTGGCAGGGTGAGGCAAAAGGAGCAGGAGCAGGCGTGGGTGCTGGTAAGATAGGCGGTGGGGTATTAGAAGCTATTATGATAAATAATAGTACTTTAACAAAGTTTCCTTATACCAATGCACAATTAAAGACACTTGCTTCACAAGGAAAACCACCATTTTTAGAAGAACTTTATCAAATGTATGTGGGATTAGTTGGTAAAGGTAATGCAGAACAAAAAGAAAAATGGATTAAAAAAGCAAGTGCAAAAACGATTGGTCGAGTAAGTGGAGCAGATTGGAGATTTTCTAAATTTAGAAGTATTTTCTTTGTTGCACAGTTAGAAGACAACAAACGCATAGCAAATAAAGTATGCGATAATATTGCAGCATACTCATTATCCCAATCTGATGCAGCTGCTCCTCATGTGGTGTACAAATGATTAGTTTTTTAGAACTCACAGAAGACAAGGGTGGCAAAAACCTTCACCTAGAACATCTAGAAGATGAGATACTCAACTATGGTGTAGAAGGTGGTCGTGCTGCTCTTAACTTTCTACGGTCATTACGAGATATGTTGTCTGGTGCAAGTCGCAGTTCTGTAAACATGACAGTTAAGTGGGACGGAGCTCCTGCAATCTTTGCTGGAGTAGAACCAGAGACAGGTGACTTTTTTGTTGCAAAGAAATCAGTATTTAATGTAAGCCCTAAACTATACAAAACAGCCAAGGAGATTGATGATGATTTATCTGGAGCTCTTAACTCTAAGTTTAAAGTTGCACTCAAAGAATTTTCCAAGTTAGGTATTGAAGGTGTTCTTCAAGGTGACTTGATGTGGACTGATGATGTAGAGACAGAAACTATTGATGGAACAAGTTATTATACATTTCAACCTAATACTATTGTATATGCAGTTCCTACAAATAGTGACTTTGGACGCAAAATCAAAACATCAAAGATAGGTATTGTCTGGCACACCACATACACAGGTGACACTCTACAGGGAATGAAAGCATCATTTGGTGCAAATATCTCTAGTCTTAGTAAACCATCTAGTGTATGGATGGATGATGCAACATACAAAGATGTCGCTGGTAAAGCAACATTTACTGCGGCCGAAACAGAGAGTATTACCAAAATACTATCACAAGTTGGGTCTACCTTTCAGAAGATCAATGCGAATGGGTTGAGAAAATTCCTAACAGTACAAAATGGTATGACAGGTGCGATTGCTGGTGCATCCCTCAAAACCTATAATAACTCTAAGGTTCGTGCTGGAGAAATTATTAAAAATCCCAGCGCACATGCAAAGGGATATGAGAAGTGGGTTGTAGATTCAATACAGAAACAGATTGATAAGGTCAAGAGTGATGCTGGTAAGAAGAAATACACTGATATGCAGAAGGAATACCTAAGAGAAGTCAAAAAACACACAGGAAATTTAAAGCAGATCATCACTTTTCAAAATTTGTTAGTTGATGCAAAAATGCAAATTGTTAAGAAACTAAATAGTGTTAAGGGATTGACAGATACTTTTATTAAGACTAAAAATGGATTTAAAGTGACTAATCCAGAGGGATTTGTTGCAATTGACAGGGTAAGTGGTAATGCTGTTAAACTTGTAGATCGTATGGAATTTTCATATAATAACTTTACCGCAATAAAGAGCTGGGACAAATGATTACATTTAAAGAATTATCTGAAAAAGTAGTTAGTGTAGCACAACGTAAGAAGATGGCCCGACGAATGTCCAAACTTCAAAAATCAGCTGGATTTCAATTGAAAAAGAAAAGAAATTCTCTCAGAGTACGTGATACTGCAAAGCTAACAGTTATAGCAAAGAAAAAAGTCACTCAAATATATAGAGATAAGTTTTATAAAAACTATAAAGACTTGCCTGTTCAGTTGAGGGTTAAGGCAGACCAGTTAATTCAACAAAAGTATGGCCCAGGAATTGCAAAAAAAGTTATAAAAATGATGCCTAATCTAAAGGCGGCAGAGAAAGAAAGAGTAAAGGCTGCACGTGATGCTTATGGGAAAGACGAATGAAAAAATTTAGAGAACTAATGGAGAAAGCTGGTGATACAGCTGTATTTACTTTTGGTCGTTTTAATCCACCCACTACTGGACACGAAAAACTAATTGAGGCGTGTGGAAAACAACAGGGCAAGAACGCTGGTTCCAAGATGTATGTCTATGCATCACAGTCTAATGATCCTAAGAA